ATGGAAAAATCCATACCCAAACCTGAACTTGAAGAGTTTCAAGATTGGTTAAGTGATACTGAAGTGGTTATTCAGGAAGATCAGATTGGTCAAGCAGAAAGTCAAGCACAAGAGGCTTGGCAAGATTATCAACTGGACCTAGGCTCCAATGAGCAAGCTGTTTCAGCTACTTTGAAGTTTTTGGTGTCCAGCAACGACTGGTGGCGTGAGCAATGGGAAATCAACCCCAGTGAAACTCAAGATCACTTGAAAAAACTAGTGGGGATGAACACCAATCCTGATGTCAGCCGTGTCAAGAAGCTAGCTGGGTTGTGAAAAATTAATAAGGTCAAAAGCATTGACTTTCATGTGTCAGCATAAGTAATGTTGTTCAAGACAAAGAAACAAATTTTGTCTTGATCTAAACACATTATAGGCACAGAAAGGCACACAAATGGCACTTAGTTTAAAAGAAATTCAAGCACGTCTACTTGAAGAACAATCAAAAAAGGATCGAGTTCGCACAGGTCAATTTCAAGGTGACAATGCGATTTATCCCTTTTGGAACAACCCCGAGGGGTCCACAGCAACAATTCGTTATCTTCCCGATGGTGATGTCAACAACGACTACTTTTGGGTTGAGCGACTGATTATCAAGCTGCCGTTCCGTGGAGTTAAAGGGCAAGCTGATAGCAAGCCTTGTGATGTTCAAGTTCCCAGCGTGGATATGTGGAAGCCCGGTAGCTGCCCTATTAACGCAGAGATCCGTCCTTGGTGGAAAGACGAAAGTCTTGTTGACATGGCTCGCAAATATTATCGCAAAAAGAGCTATCTGTTTCAAGGTTTTGTCCCCAACAACCCCAACAAGGAAGATTCCACACCAGAAAATCCCATTCGTAGGTTGGTAATTAATCCCAGCATTTTTGACATGATCAAGGGGATTTTGCTGCGTCCAGATCTTGAATACTCACCAACTGACTACGAGCATGGTAGAGATTTTTATCTCACAAAGACCACAAAAGGTAGTTTTGCAAACTATGCAAGCAGCTCATGGGCTATGAAAGAACGTCCACTTGGTGATGTAGAACGCCTGGCTATTGAACAGCATGGATTGTATAATCTTTCCAGCTTCTTGCCCAAGCGTCCTGATGAAGACGGACTGCGAGTGATTATGGAAATGTTCCAAGCCAGTGTTGAAGAACAACCATATGATCCCGAGCGCTGGGGTAACTATTTCAAACCAACTGGCATGCGTGTTACTGACAATGATCAGGACGGCGCTTCTACTACAAAACCAGTTCAAGTTCGCAATGTTCCTCAGCCAACGCCAGCAGCAAGCAAACCACAGCAGGAAACTGCAACCCCACCCTGGGAAGAAACTGTGGAAAGCACACCACGCCCAGCTGGCAAGTCTACTAGCCCCGAGGACATCTTGGCTGCTATTAGAGCTCGCCAACAAAACAAATAAGCAATAGCGGAAACTGAGCAAGACTGATAGTTAATATCAGTCTTGCTCTACCTATCAAGGATGATATGACATGAAACCAATGGATCTATCTAAACTTCGCCGAGATATTACAAAAAATATTGATGGTATTAGTTTGGGATTTCGTGATCCCAAAGTGTGGATCTCCACAGGAAACTATGCATTAAACTATGCAATTAGCGGTAGATTCCGTGAAGGTGGAATTCCGCTGGGTAAAGTTACCATGCTAGGTGGCCAAAGTGGTTCAGGAAAAAGCTTTTTGGCATCAGGCAACATCACATCCAACGCACAGAAAAAAGACGTGTTTGTGGTGTTGATTGATACTGAAAACGCACTTGATGAATCCTGGCTTAAAGCATTGGACGTTGACACTAGTGAACATTCACTTTTAAAGGTAAACGTTGCCATGATTGATGACGTTGCCAGGTTGATAAGTGATTTTATGAAAGACTACAAGACACAATACGGCGCAGTTACTGAAGAAGAACGGCCTCGCGTGTTGTTTGTGATTGACAGCTTGGGCATGATGCTTACACCAACAGATGTTAATCAGTTTGAAGCTGGTGATCTCAAGGGCGACATGGGTCGCAAGCCCAAGGCACTGGCAGCACTGGTGCGCAACTGTGTGAACATGTTTGGCGAGTATGACATTGGCATGGTTTGCACCAACCACAGTTATGCCAGCCAAGACATGTTTAACCCTGACGATGTGATCTCGGGTGGTCAAGGGCCTATATATGCCAGCAGCATTGTGCTAGCCATGCGCAAGCTCAAGCTCAAGGAAGATGAGGACGGCAACAAAACTACCGATGTAAAAGGCATTCGCGCACAATGCAAAATAATGAAAACGCGATACAACAAGCCATTCGAGCAAGTGGAAATAAAAATCCCTTATGATCGTGGCATGGATCCCTACAGCGGTCTATGTGACCTATTTGTGCAAAAAGGACTTCTTGTGAAAGAAGGCAACAAATGGAACTACACATGCGTTGACGGAACTCAAATCAAGAAGTTTGAAAAAGCATGGAATCGTAACGAAGACGATTGTTTGGATCGAGTTATGGATGAATTTTATCGCAAAATAGATCCAGCTAAATCTCTAGCACTCCCGGAAGTTGAGCAAGAATAAACTGTTTGGCTATGTCAACAGCCAGGCACTGTTGACATAGCAATAACTAACACAATATATTGCAAGCTAAGAGGAGCAAAATAAACATGCAAGCTAGTGTAGTTTTAGAAATTTGGGACCTGCTTCAAGAGTTTGTTCCAGCCAATAAAAAAGCCCAAGCTGTGGAAGATCTTGTCACTGCATTTGTTGATGCCGGGGCAGATGAAGCTTGGTTTGAAGATATTCTCGGTGAAGATCAAGCTCTAGATGAGGCTATTGCCGGAGTTCTTGAATTAGATCAAGAAGAGTCAGAAGAAGAGTGGGAAGAGTAAAAGTCTGTGTACTACACCCAAGTAGTTGCAGATTTAGCCTCAGTGGCTCTGGCTGTGGAGTATTACAGCCAAGAATTTGAACAAGCACAAAAAGAAACTCGTATTTCGGGAAGTTTGGAAAAAGCAGCCCAAGATTTAAGTGGGCATGTAACTTATAGATTTACCCAACTACAAGACTTGGAAAGCATTTTGAAATATATCAATATACGATATGATAAAATGCGCAGTGACTTGTATAGGAAATATCTTGAACGCTATAATCGTGATTTAAGTGATCGCAGTATTGAAAAATATCTAGATGGCGAATCCAGTCTTGTGGATATGAATACATTAATCTGTGAAGTTGCTTTAATTCGCAACAAGTATCTTGGCCTCATGAAGGGATTTGAAGCCAAAAGCTGGCAAATCAACAATATTGTCAAGCTGCGCAGTATTGGAATCGAAGACGTCAAACTTTAATTTTGTTTGACAACCCCTAAACATATGTTATAGTGAAGGTCAAATTGCAAACAAGGTTGACAATGAAGAGCTACGTGCTTGTTAAACAAGGTAGACTGGGCAACGGCAGTTGTGTGCAAAACGTCACAGTGGAAACGCAAGGTGGCATCAAACGCGATCACAACGGCAAGTTTCTAGTTGTCTGGGGCAACGGCAGCGACGGTCTACGTCGTGGAAAAAACCGTCTTTACATCGACCATGCTGATGATTATCAGCCCGTGAGTGCTCCGGTGGTTGTTGCAGCAGACACAGATCCCAATATTCTCCAACTAACAGATCAAGAGATTCAACAAGACATTGATGAAACTTTTGAAATCCTTGGTGAAATGACGGATGCTGTTGCCAGCAACATTGTTAAAGGCCTTGTAGTCAGCGGTCCCAGTGGTATTGGCAAAAGTCACACTGTGGAAAATCGCTTGCATCGGGCACTGGCAATCAAACAAGCCATGCAAAATCGCAGCTTGTTTGAATGCATTCACGGCGACATGTCGGGTATTTGCCTTTATGAAAAACTTTGGGAATATCGCGGTGAAGGCCAAGTGCTGGTGTTTGACGACTGTGACAGTGTGCTATACGATGATGACAGCTTGAACGTTCTCAAAGCTGCTCTTGATAGTCGTAAAACACGCATGATTCACTGGGGCAGCCAAAACAGAAATCTTGTCAAACAAGACATTCCCAACAGTTTTGAATATCGCGGTGGTATTGTTTTTATTACCAATATCAAGTTTGATCAAGTTCGCAGCCCCAGGATTCAAAATCATCTTGCTGCAATCATGAGTCGGTGCCATTACATGGATTTGGGCATCAACACCACACGTGAAAAACTTTTGCATATCACCAATGTAGTCAACAAGCACAACCTCTTGGGCAGTTATGACTTTTCTCACGATGAGCAAAAGGAAATTTTGGATTTTGTAAAAGACAACGTACATAGGTTGCATGAGCTTAGCCTGCGCACAGTAACCAAAATTGCCGACTTGCGTGCTGCCATGCCCGGGCGATGGCAGAAGTTTGCCGAGAAAAACTGCATGAGAAAAACATGAACACTGTAGTCATTAATATCATGGACGAAGTCAACGTCCATATTCAGGAAGTTGAGCTGACAGATCGGCGCAAGCTTGTTAACTCTGTGAAATATTTTCTGCCACACGCTAGATACAGTCCTGCCTTCAAATTAGGACGATGGGATGGTTGTGCAAGTTTTTGCACACTGGGCGGTAAAACCTATCTCAATGCCTTGGATAAACTGCTGCCTATTTTGGTTGATGCAGGGTATGATGTTGAGATTGTGGATGACCGTCACAAACATAATCTTGATCTCACGGCTATTGATGATACCTATCTAAGTGATCGCATGTGGCCACCCGGGCATCGAGCTCAAGGTGAGCCCATTGTGCTACGTGATTATCAAGTTCAGTTGGTAAACGAATGTCTTGCCAATCCCCAGGGATTGATTATTGCGCCCACTAGCTCGGGAAAAACCATTGTCACTGCCACACTGAGTCGACGTGTGGAACACATTGGTAGGACTATTGTGATTGTTCCCAACAAAAATCTTGTGGAACAAACACTGGAAGATTATCAAAACGTGGGTTTGAATGTTGGTGTAATATTTGGTGATCGCAAGGAGTTTGATCGGCAACATACTATTTGCACATGGCAAAGTCTCAATGTTCTAGACAAGAAAAACAAAGACGCCCTAGATGACGATCAGCTGGCAGTGTTCCTGGACCAGCAAGTGGCTGTGATTGTGGATGAGTGCCACGGGGTAAAAGATTTAGGAGTGTTACATCGACTCTTAACCACAACTTTCAGCAATATTCCTATTCGTTGGGGATTGACAGGCACTGTGCCTGAAGCTGAGTATAATCAAATGAGCTTGTTTACAGCCATTGGGCCTTTAATTGGCCAACTACAAGCAAGAGACTTGCAAGATGCCGGGCATTTGGCACAATGTCAAGTTCATGTACATCAAACTCAAGAAACACAAGTTTACCAAGACTATCAAAGCGAGCTGAAGTTTCTCCTTACCAACAATGATAGATTGAAATGGGTATCAGATTTTGTAAAAACTATCAGTGCAACAGGCAACACTCTTGTTCTAGTAGATCGCATTGCAACAGGCACTGCTTTACATAATCTCATAGCCGACAGCACATTTATCAGTGGAGAAATGAAAAGTTCCGATCGGCGTGAGCACTATAAAGAAATCAATCTCAGCGACAACGCTGTGATGATTGCAACGTATGGCACAACTGCTGTGGGTATTAGCATCAATCGCATTTTCAATCTTGTGTTGATTGAGCCCGGCAAGAGCTTTGTGCGTGTGATCCAAAGTATTGGTCGAGGGTTACGCAAAGCTGACGATAAAGATCATGTCGATATATATGACATTTGCAGTAAAATGAAGTTCAGCCATAGGCACATGCTAAAACGCCAGCAACATTATAAAAAAGTGCAGTATCCTCATGCACTTACCAAGGAAAACTACTGACATCACCAGTAAATACTGCGTGAAAATACTTACCAGCGACAATCAGAGCTTGAACGTCAACCACTTACCTGACCAAGGCGTGGATCTTAACTTTTGTGTGTTAGATTACAGCGACAACAAAAACATTGACTATTATTGGCATCCCTTGGTGTTTTTGGAAAGCTTTGTTTCACCCAGCGTGGATTTGCAAATAGGGCCCTATCAATGCCAAATGCCACTAGATTGGCATTTGGTTATTGGAGATCCTGAAATAGGTGATTTGGAAATAGTCAGTTTGTTGTATCTCATGGACAAAGATTTCCAATCTTTTTGTTTTAATCCTTTGACAGGATATATACCCAAGTTTCACACCGTGGACGTTATCAATGTTTGGCCTGATGTCAAATGGTTTTGTCCCAAGCTGAAAACAGCTAATATTTTAGCAGTGCCCTTGCAAGATGGACGTGATCCTGCTTGTGCTTTTTTTGTAAAAGACCTAGCTAAAATTCCCGAAGTATTAGATATTAAACATTTGTTTTAAAAACACAATGCCCTGATATTGCTATCAGGGCATTGTGGAGTCTGTACTTGTTTTAACAAGTAAAAAACAAGTAAAGCTTTAGTCGCTTTGGATAGTTGCTTGGCCAGGTGCTGTCAAAGGTATTCCTTCAAACTTCCAATCATATGTTCTGTTATTTGTAAATGTTCTAACAGTGTTATCAAAAATAACAGCAGCATATTCTTTTGATGTTGATCCACTTATGCTAACGTTGGGAACGGCACTATAAGTTCCACCAGCAGTAACGGTCACAGCACTGATGTTACCCTGTGACACTGTGGCTGTAGCTGCTGCTGCGCCTGTTTCAAAGTCCACATCTGCTGCGGTGTAAAGACCATCACCTGCATAAGTTACTGCAACTTGTGTAACGGACCAAGTTACGTTGACATTTGCTCCTGCACCACCTTCTGCACTGGCAGCAAGGGCTATC